CTTTTACCTTGCACCCAAATTTCGGTCCCGTGCGGTAAAGCTAAAACGCTCATCACCTGACCGGGTTTGTTCTCGTTCTTGCTACCTAGTTTAAGGCTGACGCCTAAAATTTGATCGGTAGCTTTTGTGATTTTAGCGCAGCCATTGTCTTTAGCGCATACAAATACGCCAAAAGGGATTTTTTCACTATCTTTGTTTACATAAGCTAGCGCTACGATACCGCTCTCGCCCGCGCGAGCTACTTGTCCTGCGAATACTCGCCTTGTCAAATAATCTACTGGCATTATTTACCTCCGAATTTTTTATTTAAATCGATTTTATCCGCTTTGCTATCAAAAATCTTGCTCATAACATCTTTTGAGCCATCTTTTTGCTTAGCATTTATACGCATACCCATATAAATCGCCTTGATCTCGCTATCGCTTAATTTGTTTAGCTCGCTAGCCTCAAACGCCTTGCTATCAAGGATGATAGCCGTATAAACATCTCGTGCGCTTTTAGCGTCTTTGATGCTTACACCGCTGAAATTAGCTTTAGCATCCGCTACGGCTTCTTTGGTATCGCTCTCGTTTTTCAAGCGCTCATTTTCAGCCTTAAGTTCAGCGTTTTCTTTTTCTAACGCCTCAATTTTGGCTTTAAGCTCAGCCAACTCTTCACCGCCTTGTGCCCCGTCCGTATCTTTGGTCTTTTTAAGATCGGCCAGCTCAGTATTGGCTTTTTCAAGCTCGGCTTTTGTTTCGTCTAGCTTCGCGCTCATTTCCTCTGCGCCGCTTAGAGCCTCGTTTAAAATATCGACAAGCTCGCTACTTTGCTGATTAACCTCTTCGATCTGCTCCTTGGATACTTCCTCGCCATCTTTAAAATTTAACTTTTTAGCTTTTTCTAAAGCACCTTTTAATTTGTCTTTAAATTTCATTTTTGTTCCTTTCTTACTATCGCCTAGTTTGCATTCGCTACCTGCGCGCCCCTGCGCCACTACGGCTAAATGATTGCCTCTTATTTGGGTCTGCCATATTTTGCCGCCGTCTTTAACTAATTTACTGTCATATCCGCAACTAACCTCCTTAATTCCATATTCTTTTATGATTTTTATCGCGTTTTCGTCGTTTATGTAAACGTCGCCTACCAAATAATCACCCTCGCGTCTTACGTTTTGCACGTGTCCGATCGCCGTTTCTTTCCAATTGGACGCATTAACATCCTCATCCGGGTGCGTAAGCGTTATAGGCTTACCCTCAAAGCTTTTAATGGTCTCGTCGTCGAAAACTTCCTTTTCGTCTCTAAAAACTTTGTAAATTTTGCCCGCTTGTTCGCCTATCTCTTCGCCCAAATATTCCATCGGCTTAATGCTTGCCATTTTAGCTTTTGTCACTATGTAGCCGTTTTCGTTTATTTTAAAGTCCATTTTTACCTACTCATCATCTTTAAACACGCTTACCGCATTACAACGACATTGTATCTCGATTCCGGGTTTGACTTTCGGCATGTCGCTTTTTCTTTTCTTCCAAGTCTTTCCGTTATCGTTGCTATAAACGCTATCGTCATCATATCGGCACATAAGCCCGTCCATATTCGCGTGCGTCTTTCTCACGCGTTCGTCGTGGCTGGTTTGCCAAATATAAAATTTTAGTCCCAAACTTTGGCTACGCTCTTGGCTTAATTCAGCGTTTAGTTTGTTGGTCTGATCACGGGCTATTAGTCTCGCTCTGCTTTTTGCTACGCCGTAACGCTCCTGTAAGACGTCGGCTAGTTTTTCGACCCGTCCGTTTTGCAAGAAATTATCTCGCACCTGCTTTTCGACGTCGGTCAAGTAATCGTTTTTTATGGAATTTATCAAGCTAACGTTTTGCGCTATGTATTCGTCTAATTTATCTTTTACAGGTGTGTCATTCAATAAGCTTTCGATATTTACACCGCTATTAGTTTGCAAACTATCTATGATCTGTTTTTTATTTTGTCGATTAACCAAGGTCGCCATTATCCCTGCAGTCGCCGTCGCAAATTTTAAAATATCTACACGGCGCGTTCGCTCTACTAATTGTGTGATATATTCAAAAATTTGTGCCTCACTTGCGTTTGGATTTCGCGTCATAAAGGCTTTTATATTGTTCTGTAAATTCTGCTTCAGCCCTTTTATGAGCATAAAAAGCCCCTCTCGGTATCTGACCTCTGCGCGCTTGCTTGGTGTCGTAGGCTTAAATTTCCCCGTGCGCTTACGCTCGAAAAGCTCTCTTAAAGTGCTTGCCATTATTCGTCACTCACTGGGGTATTGTCTATCGGATCATCAAGCGTTTTGCTTAAAATTTCAGCCTCGCTTACGTCCTCATCGGTTATATTTTTAATCAGCCCCTCGTCTCTAAGCTCTTTTAATGCTATTACTTCGGTTATTACGGCTTTATCGATAAGCGTTCCAAATGCGGTAGCTTTCGTGTTTAGGATGTTCGCACGCTCTACCTCATTTACACTGTCGATGCTTACAAAATCAAACTCGAGTGGCTGATCATCTACTTTTCCCATAAACTTCAAGATAAACGGGTCGATAAATTCATAAATAGGGCGTAAAAATGTGTTTTGCAGCTCGGCGATAGTCTCATAATACGCGCGGTTGTCTTCCTCTCCGCTACTAAAGCCGCTAGCACTCTCGCCAAAAATTATATTCAGCGGTCTATTTAGCGCACCCGCTACGACGATACTGGCCTTAGTCCACAAATCAGCCAGCCCGGTTAAATTCGTCTCTTTGGTTTCGTATTTATCGTTCATATCCATCGCTATGGCGTTTGTGTAGCTTTTGCCAAGCTGTATCAGTCGCAGCCGCCTTAGTATAGCCTCGTCATTGCCGGCTGAAATTTGGTCGTTATAACCCTCTATACCAAAAATATCGAGCTTGCACTCCTCAATCAGATCCGATACGCTCATCGTTATGGTGTCAAACATCTTGGCCACCTCAAGCGCTACGCTTGCGTCGCTTTTGCTATCGCGCTTTTTAAGTCCGTATGATTTTATACCTTGTTGCAGCCTAACGCAGCGGCTTTTATGCACCTCTAGCGTATTTATTCGGTAGTGAGTGAACGGCTCAAATTTTGCATCTTTTTCTATTTCTTTGAATTCGTTTTTACTTAAAACTATAAGCCTTTTTAAGGTCTCATTAGCTCCTAGCGGGTTCGTATAAATTTCCTCGTTCGCGTCTGTAACCGCAAAAATCAAAACATCACCATATAGCAAAAGATTAAAAAGTGTGTCGGCTATTACGCCTGCAGTTTCAAATTTGGCATGCATATCATTAAATGTCTTTTTGTCCGCTTCGTCAAAAGCCTCATCGAAAAATATCTCGCGCCCACCTTTGGTCATATCGCCTATAGTTTTATTTATGTATTTGCGGATTATCCAGCTACTATCATAAGCGTTGTCTAGCTGCTGCAAAGTAGTTTGATTTAGCTCGTATTGGCGCTCTTTAGCCTTTTGTCCCATTTTGGTTACTAGGCTTCCTAAGCTATCGTTAAATCTTTTTTTGGTTCGCCTCATATCCAACCTTTTTAAATTTTAGGTATTATAAAACTGAAATTTGACTAGGCTTCGGTATCTAAATCGCGTCCCAAATACCATTATTTTTATTTTTAAATTCATCCACCGCCATCGTGAGCGTATCTACCTGATCGTCATGCAGGTGGCTATCGGTAGCCGTAAATTTTTCGCATTCGTCTATGAAGTCGTTTACCCAAGAGGCTGTGCGTGGCAAGTAAACGTAGCCGCTTTCGACGTAAGGCACAGCACCCAAAACCCGCGTATATTTATCATTTATCGGCATCACGGGCTTAAGCGGTATTTGATTTTCGCGGCGTATCTTTTGAATTAGCCCCGTGCCGCTTGATTTATCCTCAATATAAAACATAAGCCCTTTGTGCGCGGCTTTGTGCTTGTTGTAAAAATCTCTCGTAGCGTTTTCAAGCTCTACCGCGTCAAATTTACCGCGCTTAAGATCAATTAGATAAACGGCGTTATCGACACCAAGACCGGCAAGCAATAACACGCTAAAATCGTTATACTCGCCCTTTTTCTGTGCAGTATCTACAAACACCCCGACGCGCTTTAGACGCGGTAAAATATCATATCTGCCAAACCACGAGCCCTTTATTATCTCGCCGCCTTTAGTGGTAGGGCTTTGCTGATACAATGCACCCCAAGCATACGAGCCTATTGCGCTTTTTATTTTTTTGTATCGCTCTAAGCTGAATCTTTCGGGGTGTAACACTTCGCCTACGTTCCTAAACTCCTCTTGCTCCTCGGCTATGGCTTTAAATTTTAAAATTTGCCAATTATCGCCGTTATTTGCCATCTCTTTTATGAGTCTGCCCGCCAAATCGTCCTCGTGCCAGCGTGTCATGCCTAACAATACGCCGCTTTTAGGGCTAAGCCTAGTATAAAGCGTAGTCGTATACCATTCCCAAACCTTTTCGCGGTATGTAGGGCTATTTGCTTCGGCTGCATCTTTTACCGGGTCGTCTATTATAGAGATGTCCGCACCCATTCCAGTGATACCTCCGCCAACGCCGGCCGAGCGGTAAGAGCCTTTGTGCCCTACGATCTCAAAAATTTCGCTGTTTCTAAGCGCGTCGTTACCGTCACGAGCGACGCGCTTAGAATTTAGCATTGCAGACGGGAATATCTGCGTATATTTATCATTCATCATAATGCGCTGCACGTCTCGGTTCATACGTGTGCTTAGATCGGCTGAATACGAGGAGGCTATTATTTGCAGATCGGGATTTTTGCCAAACGCCCACGCAGGAAACATACGGCTGAATAACTCGCTTTTGCCGCTGCGTGGTGGTGCAAATATCATAAGTCTTGGCTGTTTGCCCTCTATCACATCGTAATAAAATTGCTCTAAAGCTGCGGCTATGGCGGTATTAAACCAGCCTACCTGATAAGCGGGGTTCATCTGCCTTGTAAATTCTATCAATTTGCGCCGCGCCAATTCGCGCTTAATTTGCTTTTTCAAGTATGGCGTTAAGGGTAATGATCTCATCGTCGCTTAAGTTTTCTAAATTTAGGCTTTGAATTTGAGTTGTTTGTGCTTGTTGCTGGGTGTTGTTGATTATTGTATTGTTTGTGCCGCGTGAGTTTATGCCAAGAGTGATACTGGCTTTATCTATGGCGTCTTGGGCCGCTTTATAATCATTTGCATTTAGCTCTACTGGTTCAAAGTTTTGCACTCCATCGCCTACGCCCACTTTTTCCATTTTTTGATTTTTGTTTAGATGTTCGGTTATTCTTTGCAGGTTTAGTTGTGTAGCATTAAATATCAATCCCCGGTTAAACGCCTCGTCTCTTGCAGTGGTCATTATGGCGGTCATTTCTGCTTCGCTTAGGCTTTGTTTTGCCGATAATAGCGATATTTGTGCCTCAACTAGGTGGTCATTTTTAGGCTTTAGTCCGCTTGTTAAATTTGCGATCAATGTCTTTGAAACATTATGCTTTTTAGCCAGCTCTCTTTGGCTAAATTTGCCTGTATGAAAATCCGCTAAAATTTTCTCTTTTGTCGCATCTGTTATTTTTGCCATCTATAAAATCCCCTCAAATAAATTTCTCTCTTTTGGTGCTACCTTTTTAACCGCCCTATGTTTTGGCTTGGCTTTTATCCCTAAATATCTTGCTTGTGTTGCCTTTTGTCTGCTTGCACTCATTCTGTTGTCTAAAATCAACCGTATTGCAATCGTTGAAAAATGATAAATTACGTTTAACTCGAGTTGATATTTTTCTACATTGCTTTTTCTTAAGCTATTTATAATCGTTTCGTCGGTCAATGAGCTTTCACAGCCTATTTTTATAAGATATGCTAGTTCAGTTA